ATGATCACCGCCCCCTGCCTCGCCATCATCGCCCTGGGCCTCATCCTCGCTGCCGCCATCATCACGGCGCGGGGGCAATTCAAGGCGCAGGGGCTGGACCTCGCACAAGCACACCTGCGGCTCGGTGCCGCGGAACGAAACATCACAACCACCTACCGAAAGGTAAAAGCCGTGGCCAAGAAACAGGACCTCCTCGACCGCGTCGCAACCTTGAAGACCGACGTGCCCGCGCTCCGCGCCGAGCGCGACCAGCTCAAGACGCAGGTCGCTGACCTGACGTCCCAGGTCGCCACCCTCACCCAACAGCTGGCGGACTCTCAGAACGCCGCCAGCGCCGCCCAAGCCACCGCCGCCGCCGCGGCCGACACCGTCGACGACTCGATCATCGCCGACCTGGACGCGATCGACGCCCAGGCGAAGCAGTAATCGTCCCCCTCGCCCCCCGCCCCGCGGTCGCCCGCCCGTCCCCGGTCTACGCGCGGCCGCCGGGCCGTTTTTGGAAGGCCCCCCCATGACCCCGGCCCAGCGCATGGAATCCAACCTGTCCGCCCTCCTGAAGAGCGATACGCGCCCCGCCTCCGCGCAGGACGCGATCAGCCGGCACTTGGGACGGAAGCGAACGCACATGCGGACGGCGGCGGTGGGCGCCGCGGCGGTGCTGACGCTCCTGCTGACGGCGATGAAGAATGCCGGCGTCACGCAGCTCAAGCCGCTGAAGGTCGGCCCGATGAAGCCGGAGGCGATCCGCCAGCTCCCGGGCGCGGAGGATGCGTACGACAAGGCTGGCACCTGCTGGATCCTGTCGATCCTGCTGGGCCTCTGCTACACCAACCCCTCGTACCTCGACAACCTCATCGTGCCTGTCGATTCTAAAAACGTCATCCTCCTCATGCTGTGGCAGGGGGAGGTGGTGGCAATTCACATGTCGCTGGAAGTGTCGACGTCCTACAACAACCCCGACGATGACGACGTCCGGCCGGAGATCGTCCTCAAGGGAACGGCGCTGCTCCGTGCCGCCAACTGGAAATCCACCACCACCGCCGACCTGGGCAACAACAACTTCGGCGATCCCGCCATCGAGGCTGGCGCCCTGGGCCTTGATGTCGTCGGCGCCGCCGCCACCCCCGCCGCGCTTGCCACTGCACTCGTTGCCGCTGGCACCTTCATCGCGCTGTGCACCACCAGCAGCACCACTGCGTACATCCGCCTCCACTGCTACATCATCCTGGCGGTGATCGCTGGCGGCTTCCGCGCGCAGCAGCCGTGGGCGGGCGGCGTCGATCTGACCATCCCCAATACTGACATTGGCTTCGCCAACTTCTCCGAATTCGTCGCGGTGCGCGTTCCCGCCAAGCTGCGACTCTATCCCGCCTTGGTCGGCGTACCGATCGCGCCCGCGGTCACCCCCTCCGCCGATCTTTCGTTCGATCTGGCGGCCCTGCGGAAGTTGTATGTGCGGGGCAACCAGGGCTGGGACGAAGGCGACCGGTTCTACTTCGGCCCCGACACGCGTCTCCCCCTCGCGCTCCCCGCCGGCAACTGGGATCTCGCCATCACCGCCGCCGCCCGCACCGGCTCGACCACGCTCCTTGCACGCGCGGGGGATAAACAGCTGAGCGCGTCGCTGACGGCGAAAAAAGGGACCGTCTATTTGAAGGGGGTGCAGCTGGCGGCCGGGCAGCAATTCGTGGTTGGGGACGGCAGCTGGAATTTCGATCTCTACGCCGTTGTGGCCACGCCGGCAGGCACCCCCGCCCCCGCACCCGCGCCCGTCGTCTACACCGTCTCCGTCGCCGCCCCTGGCGCCGCCACGCAGACGTTCACCGCCGCCAAGATCACGGCCGTCCTCGCCGACGGCACCATCCGCACCATCCCGGAGGCCGCATGATGGACTACGCCGCCCTCGCCACGGAACTCAGCGCCGCCACCTACGCCGCATTCGTCGCCGCCGGCGACGATCAGGCATGCGCCGATGCCCTCAACGCGATCACCGACGACCTCATCACCATCGACGCTCTCCCCCGCGATTCGTTCCTCACCGCCATCATCCCCGCCGCCGCAGCGCTCGGAGCTAAAGATGCCGCCACGCAAGGGAAGTGGGACCGCCTTTTGTCTCTGGCCTGCGCCGCCTCCTCCGTAAGCCGCACATCCTGGGCAATGCTCTCTGCCGCCGCCGTCACCGATGGGCTCCTCACGCAGGATGACGCGGACGCCGTTTTCAAGCGCAAGGGCACGCGGGCGGAAGTGCTGTTCGGGGCGGGAACGTCGGTTTCCTCCACTGATATTTCCTTCGCTCTCCGGGGTGCACGCTAATGGCCGCAGTCGTTGAAAAGTTCCTCCTCGGGTCGGTCACCTCCCTCCTCACCACGGGACTCAACTCGCTGGCGAATAACTCCCTCGCCATCTCCTCGGCCTTTGACAACACCATCGGTCAGACCGGCGACGGCTACACCCTGTGCGACTTGGAATTGGTTGTCACCTTCGGGACCAACCCCACCGCCAATACCGGCGTTTCCATCTGGTTTCTGCAAACGCAGGACGGCACCAATTACGAAGATGGCGGCACTTCCACCACGCCCGCCCGCGCGCCGGACGTGGTTTTCCCGGTTGCCGTTTCCACGTCCGCCCAGCGGCTTATCGCCCGCGCCCTTCTCCCGTGGGGGCTCATGAAAGTCCTGCTGAAAAATGATGGCACGGGGCAGGCGTTCGCCGCATCGGGAAATACCCTCAAGATTCGTCCCGTGACGCGGGAGGCTGTGTAAGTGCCCGCCTCGCTCGACAACCTCAGCCGCATCTTCACCCCTTCGCCGGTGAACCGGGACCATCCGCTCAATCGCGGACGTGTTGGCTGGTGGCTGTGTCTGCCTGGGATGACCGGCGGCCGGCAATTCTTCGACCTGATGGGCCGGAACCACGGCACGCTAACCAGCATGGGGAACACGAACAATGGCTGGCGGTCGTCATTCCGGCCGGGAGGACGTAACCACATCATCACAGACGGAGCGGCTGGGTACATCGACTGCGGAACACCCCTTGGCCTCAACGGCGCGTCGCAAGGGACTTTGGGTGGGTGGATCTATAAAGCAAACAGCTCGATGACCGCTGGATTCGGCGGCACTGCCGGAAGCAACAACAATCGCTTCAGTCTCATCTGGTTTTCGGATGACAGCTTTTATTTCGCGACAGAAAACACGGATAACTGCTTTGGCTTTTTCTCCCTGGGGTCGTCGGGCTGGCATCATGCGCATGTCGTGTTTGATGGCACGCTTTTGGGGAACGCCAATCGCGTCAAGTGTTATATCGACGGCGTGCAGCGCTCGGTGAGTTTTAATGGAACACCTCCATCGACCATCGGCAACGTCGCTCCGTTCTGCATCGGAAGAGATTCTGTGGGCCGCGTCTGCGGTGGGGCGTATGACGACATTTCTCTCTGGCTCCGGCCGCTCACGGCGGCCGAAGTGCAGCAGGATTACATCCTTTCCCGAAAAGGCTATCCCGACGTTCTCAACCGCCTCTCCACGCGAGTCTACAGCGTGCCCGCGACGCTGGTCACCTACACGCTTACCGCCGGCACCGCCACCGTTGCCCTGACCAGTGGCACCACGACGCTGAAGGCGGCTCGAATCATTGCCCCCTCGGCCGCATCCTTCGGCCTCACCACCAACGCCGCCACCACCACCAAGGCCCTGCGGATCGCCGTCCCTGCCGCCAGTTTCGCCCTCACCAGCCAGACCGCCGCCCTCCTCCCCGCTCACGCGATCGTCCCCGTCACGGCGACATACACCATTGCATCGCAGGCGGTGACCCTCCAGTTGGCCCGGGTGCTCGTGACAGGTACCGCCACCTACAGCCACACGCCCCAGACAGCCACGCTCCTGGCTGCCCGCAAGATCACGCCCGCCCCCTCAACCCTCGCCCTGACCTGCAATACCGCCCCCCTCGTCGCCGCCCGCCGCCATTCCCCCGCCACCAGCGCCTTCGCCCTCACGTCGCAAGCGGTGTCGCTCCTCCACGCCTACCGCATCTCGCCGGCGACGGGCAATTTCGTCATCACCCCCAAAGCGGTCACCCTCACCAAGCATTCGGCGGGCGGCGGGTTGCTGCTCCTGCGTCGTCGGCGTTTCGCCTCTTAAACGGAGTCCATCCCCATGGCCATGTCCAAGTTCAACCAGTTCGTCGAAGACCTCGCGAAGAAGGTTCACAACCTCAGCACCGACACGCTCAAGGTGGCGCTCACCAGCGTGGCGCCCGTCGCAACCAACGAAGTCCTCGCCGATCTCACCGAGATCAGCTACACCAACTGCTCGTCGCGCGCCGTCACCACCACCAGCGCCGAGCAAACCTCCGGAACGCTGAAATTGATCCTGGCGGATCTGACGCTGACGGCCACGGGCGGGAGCATGTCGGCCTTCCGGTACGTGGTCCTCTACAACGATACCCCGACCTCGCCGGCAGATCCGCTGATCGGCTGGTTCGACTATGGCAGCTCGATCACGCTGGCCACTGGCGAAAGCCTCACCCTCGACTTCGATAACACCAACGGCGTGTTCACCCTCGCCTGATCTGGCCCCTCGCTTTTGAAAGCATTCCGATGGACATCCCTCCCGGAACAACTTCATTCACCCTCGACGTTCAAGCAGTCGACGACACCGGCGCCCCCCTCACTGGCAAGGTCGCCGCCGATTTCCCGGCGTTGGAGTACTCCCTGGGTAGTCGCACCGCAAATGCCGCCTTCCCCGCGCTGAGTGACCTGGCCAGCCTCACAGCGGCTCACACGCCTGGGGGCGTCAAGGAGAAAGGGGGGGGCTGGTATCGCCTCGATTGTCCCGACGCTATGGTCGCCACCGACGGCACGCATCCCCGCATCATTGGGGAGGCCGCGGATTTCCACCTGTTGCACGATTCGCTCAGCGTGTCCGGCGTTATGGCGGACATTCAACAGCAGGTCGGCCGCATCGGCGCCGGCAAGGTGGTGCTGCGATCTCCAGTGACCGATGGCGGCAAGCATCTGATCATGGTTCGCGGCGACGACTACAGTGCCGCAGCGGGCCAACCCTTGGACTGGACCGACGAGGGAGGCAATTGGCCCGATCTCACCGATGCCACAATCACGCTGACGATTCGTGGTGCCCCAGCCGACGGCGTCGACGGCTCCATCCTCATGCAGAAGGTCGGCTCGGTCATCACCCCTACCGGCGACGACAAGACGGTCCGTGTCGAACCCTCCAGCGCGGACACTTCCGCGCTCGCCCCAGTCTCGAAAGGCAACGTGTTTGACGTGCAGGCAACACTTTCGAACGGGCGAATCGTCACGTTAGTGCTGGGTGTCACCACCATACTCAGGGACGCGACCATATAACGTAGCGAAACGCCCGGGTCCTTCCCGGGCACCCCCGGGCACTGCGGGTATCGGACGCACGAATCTTCAACGAAATCCGGAAACGCGGATTTTAGGTTGACAGGCTTTACAGCTTTACAGGCATCACGATGTGGCAAGCAGGCGGACACACAAAAAACCCCGGAAATCTGCGGCGAAAACCGCAGCCCCCCCACCGGTCACCGGTCTCCGCGGTCTCTCCGACTCGCTCGGGCAGCACGGGGTCGCGCGTTCGCACGCGGCGCTCGCCCGCATCGTCAAGGATCCGCGGTGGCGCGCGGGCGGTTTCTCCGATCGGGCGCCCTGGCCAGCGAAGCAGCTGCCGGCGATGGCGAAGCTGATCGCCTCGGCATTCCAGGAGGACCGCAGCCGCGGGGATCTGACGGACGACGAGGAGACGCCGGCGAAGAACCTGGTGCAGGCCACGGCGGTGGCGAAGCTCGGCGTGCTGGTAGAACGCAAGGCGACGCTGAAGGTGAACCGGGAGATCAAGCTCGCCCAGTTCGTCGCGCGGGAAGAGGCCGAGGCTGCAGCGGCGGTGAAGTGGCGCGCGGTGAAGGCGGCGCTGCAGCAGATCCCCAAGGCCCTGCGGCAGCTCCTGGCGGACACCACCGACCCGGGCCGGATCGAAGACATCCTCGCAGGCGCCCTGCGGCGTTTGTGCGACGAGGCATTTGAAGGCGGACATGCAGCTGGCGGCTGAACCAACCTCCCCCCCTGATCATCTCGTGAAGGAAATCGAGATCGCGCCCGGGATCTGGATCGAGGTTCCCGGCGCGCCGTGGAACGCGCGCGATCGCGCGGCGTGGTACTGGCCACAGCCGATGCTGGCCAGCGAGTGGGCGGAGAAATACCGCCGCCTCGATCGCGGCGCCATCCCCGGCCCCTGGCGAAACGACAATGCCCCCTACCTGCGGGGCATCATGGACCTGGCGTGCCGGCGGGGGATCGAGCGGCTGACGATCAAGAAGGCGGCGCAGCTGGGGGTGTCCGAGGGGATGCGTACGCTGATGGGGTACTGGGGGCACATGGACCCGGCGCCTATGGGCCTCGCCCTCCCCAACCGGGACAAGGGCCGAGAGATCGTCGAGAACGACGTGATGCCCTTCTTCAAGGCGACCTTCGGCCGAGTCCGCGAGCTGCAGCAGCTGCTCAGCGCCCGCGCCCACGACATGAAGAAAGGGCAGATCCGGCTGGCCAACAGCTTCATCCTCCACCTGATGTGGTCGGGATCGCCGGCGTCGCTGGCCTCCAACCCCATGAAGCGCAACATCTCCGACGAGGTGGACAAGTTTGAGGCCTGGTCAGGCAACGACGCCGATCCGATCAGCCTCATCGAATACCGCATGCGCACGTTTCCCGACCGCATCCACCTCCTGGTCTCCACCCCCACCGTCAGCGGCGGACCGATCTCCCAGAACTTCGAGGCCTCGCAGACCAAGCTGTATTTCCTGATCGCCTGCCCCCACTGCGGGACGCGGCAGCGGCTGCTGTTTGGCGAGGGGGGGGATTACGGGGTGAAGTGGACCGACGAGGTCCGCCAGCTGGTGAAGCGCGGGCTCTTCGACGAGGCGGCCGCGGCCGTGCTCCAGGTCCAGGGCGCCTGCTGGTACGAATGCTGCAGCTGCCACGGCCATATCAGCGAGCAGGAGAAGCGGTCGGCCTGCCGCGCGGGCAAGTGGGCGACGGTCGGCGACGATCACATGACCGCCGACGGCCGCATCGACGACGCTGAGGCGATCGTGGAATGGCCGATGGGGAGCTGGGTGGGGATGCACATCAGCTCGCTGTACTGCTGCTGGGAATCCTGGACGATGGCCCATGTGGCCGCGGAGTTCATCCGCGCGCGCACGCTCTCGGCTAAGTTCGCCTTCCGCACCTCGACGCTCGGGGAGCACTGGGAGCAGGCCACCGAGACCGTCGACGCAAAGTCGATCGACACGCGCGTCGCCGAGGCCTCGATCGAGGAGGGGGTGCTGCCCCGGTGGACGGCCCGCCTGGTCGCCGTCGTCGACACGCAGAAGGATCACTTCTGGCTCGTGATCCGCGCGTGGGGCCCGGGGATGCGGTCGCAGCGGGTGTGGCACGGCCGCGTCGAGAGCTTCGAAGAGATCGAGCAGTGGTGTTTCAAGACGCCATGGCGCAACGAGGATCCGCGGCTGCCGGCGTGGACGGTCGACAAGGTGCTGATCGATTCGGGGGGTACCCGGAAGTTCGAGGAGGAAGCGGAGGGCGCCCCCCTGCCGTCGCGCGTGATGGACGTCTACGCCTGGGTGCTCAAGCACCAGGCCCACGTCACCGCCATCAAGGGCGACGCCCGGCCGGAGCCGGGGCGCTACCTGCGCAAGGGCAAGGGGGAATACGTCACCGACAAGGAGAAGAAGCCGGTGCCGATCTGGCTGCTGGACGTGCACCATTTCCACGACGAACTGGCGGACATGATGGGCCGGCACGTCGAAGAGATCGACCCGGCGACGGGGGAGGTGGGAAAAAAGGTTCCGGTGTGGTCGCTCAACACGCGACACGACCCCGAGTACCACCAGCATCTTTCAAACATGCACAAGGTGCAGGAGCGCACCGGGCGCGGCGCGGACATGGAGACCAAGTGGCGTCCGATCCGCGACGGCGTCCGCGTCGATTACCGCGCATGCGAGGCGTACCAGATCGCCGGCGCCTACATGACCGGCGTGCACCTGCTGCCCGACATGCCCACCTTCATGCAAGCCAAGGAGGCCGAGCTCCGCCACCGCACCGCCCCCCGGGAAGACTCCCGCACCCTGACAACCCCCGACGGCCGCCCGTTCGTTGCGGCCCGGCGATAACCCAGCGTATTACGAAAGGACGCCCCTATGCCCCCAGTCACCTCTGGATCCCGCAAGCCCGAAGCCCCCGCCACCCCCCCACCGGCAGCGCCGCCCGCCGCCCCTGCGCCCACGGCGAAGGTAACCCCGGTCGCCGTGGCGATCGAAGTGCCCATGGCCCACGTGACCGGAGCCGGCGGCCAGCGCCCCTACAGCCAGACTCGCATCGATGTGTCGCTCAAGGGCGAGGAGGTCGAGGCATTTCGCGATCTCTACGACGGCCTGGTCGCCAACAACGTGTTCGGCAGCCACAAGCCCAGCCAGGGCGATGCGGTGCGGTGGGTGCTGCGGCAGCTTCACAAGGAATTCAAGAAGGCCCGCACCAAGGCGTGAGGTGGCCCATGGCCAAAACCAAACCAGCCGCCGGCAGTCTGCATATCCAGCGTGTGCATGTGCGCAAGATCAATCCTGCGCCCTACAACCCCCGCGTCGCCCTCTCGCCCGGGGATCCCGACTTCGAACGGCTCGCACGCTCGATCGACACGTTCGGTTACGTGGATCCGCTGATCTGGAACCGCCGCACCGGCAATCTCGTGGGCGGGCATCAGCGGTTCACGGTGCTGCGCGGGCGCGGCGTGAAGGCCGTCGACGTGTCGGTGGTGGACCTCGACGAGGACAAGGAGAAGCTGCTCAACCTCGCACTCAACAAGGTAAAGGGACGCTGGGACCAGGAGGGATTGTCGGCCCTGCTGGGCGAGCTCGCCGGCGACGAGTCGATCGACGTGGCGCTGAGCGGCTTTTCCGACGAGGAGATCGGGCGGATCGTGAAGGAAGGGGACCAGCTGGTGGAGAAGCTGGTGGCCGCTGACGAGCCCGAGGATGAGGAAGAGGAGGGAGGCGGCGGGGGCGGACGGCCACCGGTGCTGCTGATCATCGAATGTAGCAGCAAGGGGCAGCGAAAAAACCTGATGAAGCGGCTCGCCGGGGAGGGTCTTGCCTGCCGCGTGCGGTAGTGCGGCCTCCCGAGCATCCGAACTTCCGAACTTCCGAACCTCGGAAAGGGTTATTTTTCGAGGCGCGGGCATGCCTTCTAAGGCAGACTTGAGCTATGCCAATTACCAGCACCAGCACCATCGACCAGATCAAGGCCGCGTACGTGGATAACTCCGCGTATGACGTCAATGCTTCCGTCGCGCAGGCGAAGCTGTTTGTGCAGGCCTGCCGTGTGCTGCTCCTGGTGATGCCCAAGATGGCCGGCCAGGATCGGGCCACCCTCTCGCTTTCCCCGGAACTGGTGGCACAGCAGCTCGCCGATGCCACGCGGTGGCTGGGCGGGCAGGCCGACACGACGGCGGCGGTGATCGGGGGCGGGGGCACGCGGCATTTTTCCTTTGAGAACCTGCGGGGGTGCCGGTGACTCCCTCGCGTCGGTCATTGCTGGGGGATGGGCGGCAGGGCGCTTTTGAAGGCCTGCGCGCCGACTACCAGGCGGCGAAGGTCGGCCGCTTCCGCCGGCGCCGCACCGGCGTGGCCTCCAGCGGATCGGGCGCCGACTACCACTATCGCTCCGACGCGGACTATCTCCGGATCATGGAATATGCCCGGGACATGGACCGCAACGACGCGATCGTCGGCCAGATGGTCGACCGCGCCGTGCTCAACATCATTCAGAACGGCCTCACGCCGGATCCGAAAACGGGGGACTCTGGCCTCGACAAGGCCATCAAGGACCGCTGGAACAACTTCGCCGGCGATGCCCGCCAGTGCAGCCTCGACGGAGAGTTCGTCTACCGCGACCTGGAGAAGCTGGCCCTGCGGCAGATGTTTGTCGACGGGGATGATTTCTCCCTGCTGACCGACGAGGGGCCGATCCAGATCGTCGAGGCCCATCGCTGCCGCACCCCCAGCAGCACCCAGCGGAACGTCGTGCACGGCGTGATGCTCGACGATCGCCGCCGCCGCCTCGAGTACTGGTTCACCAAGGACGACGTCGACCCGATGCGCGCGGTCCGCCTGGTCAGCGAGATCGACAAGGTTCCGGCATTCGACGCCGATGGCAACCGCAACGTCCTCCACCTCCGCAATCCCAAGCGAGTCACGCAGACCCGCGGCGTGTCCGCGTTCGCCCCCGTCTTCGACATGATGGGCATGCACGAAGATCTGCAGTTTTCCAAGCTGGTGCAGCAGCAGGTCGCCAGCTGCATCGCGATCATCCGGGAGCGTGAGAAGGACTTCACCGCCGGCGGCGTCGACCCCTACGGCCAGCAGACTGTCGAAACCTTCGACGCATTCAAGCGCGTCGTCGAGGACCTCGCGCCGGGCATGGAGGTCCGGGGGCTGCCGGGTGAAAAGATCAGCGGCTTTTCGCCCAACATCCCCAACTCGGAATTTTTCCAGCAGATGCGGACGATCCTGCAGCTGATCGGGATCAACCTGGGGATGCCCCTGGTCCTGCTGCTGATGGACGCGTCGGACACGAACTTTTCGGGGTGGCGTGGGGCAATGGATCAGGCCCGCATGGGCTTCCGGGACATGCAGCAGCACCTGATCGATCACTGGGAATGCCCGGTGTACCTCTGGAAGCTGCGGCAGTTCGCCCGCGAGGATCGGGTTTTCCGGATGGCGATGGAGAAGAAGTCGGGCTCGACCTACTTCCTGCACGAGTGGAACGCCCCCCGCTGGCCCTACATCCAGCCGCTTCAGGACGCCCAGGCCGACCAGCTCCGCCAGCGGGCGCTGCTGGCGAGCCCCCGCCGCATCCATGGCGGGCTGGCCCAGGACTGGAATGACACGATCGACGAGACGGTCGAGGACAACACCTACGCGATTAGCGCCGCGATCGACGCGGCCACCATGCTTTCGAAGAAGGCGGGGCAGAAGGTGACGTGGCGCGAGGTGCTGTTTCTCACGGATCCGGAAATGCAGAAGGTCGGCACGCCTGCCGCCCCCTCCGCTTCTCCGCCAGGCCTTCCCACAGGCAGCCCGCCGAAGGAGCAGCCGGCGGATGGCGAGGATCCAGAGAAGCCTGCCGACGGCGAGGATTCGGAAGCATCACCTGAAGACAAGAAGCCGGAGGCCACATGACCCTGCTGCCCGCGATCAACCTCGCCAACGTCCCAACCACGCCGCGCCTTGACGAGTACTTTGGGCTCTGGGCCGTCGATGACATGCGCTTCTCCGCCATGGTCGACCGCATCAGCCGGATGGACCTGCGCGTGCACGTCGAGCAGACGGAGCGGCCGAAGGCCAAAAGCCACACGATGCTCACGCCCATGGGGGCACTGGGGGACGGTGGCGGGGGCGATGCGGTGAGCCTCGGCAATATCGCGGTGGTGGCCATCACCGGCTCCCTGATGAAACAGGTCGGCAGCCTTGAGGACGGCAGCTCCACCATCGCCCTCCGCCGCGACGTGCGCACGGCTGCTGCGGATCCGGCCGTCGCCGCGATCCTGCTGCTTGTCGATTCACCGGGTGGAACGGTGTCGGGAACCTCCGACCTCGCGGCGGAAGTGTCAGCGGCAGCGGCCAAGAAACCCGTCTACGCCTATGTCGAGGACCTGTGCGCGTCGGCCGCCTACTGGGTGGCGTCCTGTGCCACGAAGATTTTCGCCAATGGTCCCACGGCGCTGGTCGGTTCGATCGGCACCTATGCTGGTCTCTATGACTTTTCGGGCATGGCGGGCCAGCAGGGCATCAAGGCAAAGCTGTACAAGACCGGCTCGCTCAAGGGCGCGGGCTTCCCTGGCACCGAAATCACGGCCGAGCAGGACGCCAACTATCAGAAGCTGGTCGACGAAACACAGTCCCACTTTTCCGCCGCGGTCCAGAAGAATCGCAAGCTCAGTGCGGAGCAAATGGCCAAGGTCACCACGGGCGCCGCGTTCCTCGCCGCCGAAGCGAAAACGCTGGGCCTGATCGACGGCATTCAGACCTTCGACGAAACCATGGCCGCCCTCGAGGCGGCCGCCGTCCCCCGTAAGAAATCCCCCTCCGCCCGTATGGCGGAGGATGTTTTAACCAAGGAGATCGCTATGAACGGCGACACCACCACCACCACGGCCGCGGCGGTCTCTGCTGCTGCCCCTGCCGTCGCAACCGCCGGCAGCCTCAAGGATCTCAAGGCGGCCCTTCCCAAAGCCTCCGCCGATTTCCTGGTCAAAGCGATGGACGACGGCCTGACCGTCGCCCAGGCGAAAGACCGTTACCTCGACGCGCTGGCCGCCGAAAACGAAGACCTGCGGGCAAAGAGCAAGCCCGTTGGCGTCGCCCATATCGGCGGCGGAAGCACTCCGGCCCCGGCCGCTGCAGACGGCGAACCCGAGAGCGCGTTCAAGGCGATCGTTGACGGGCATATCAAGGCGGGCATGCCTCGCGAAAAGGCCTGGTCGAAAGCCGCTCGTGAGAACAAGGAAGCCCACGCCAGCTACCTGTCGGCCTACAACGCCCGCAATGGCCGCCGCGGCCGCTGACCGTCCCTACTGACCCCCGCTAAAGCGGGCCGCGCCGGACGGGATCCGGCACAGGCATGATCCATTTTCCGCCCCGGCGAGTCAGCCGCGGCAGTCACCAACCCCTTATGAAGGGACAGAACCATGTCTCAGTTTCGAAATGAAGTCATCGCCGTCGCGTGTGCGTTGGCGCTCGCCCAGAATCTCCGCGTGAAGTACGACGGCAGCTTCAACCTCGTGGCCGCCGGCTCTTCGGACGTCGAGCTCGGCACCCTGCGTGATGCGTCCTTCGCCGCCGGCGACGTCCGCAGCGTGCTGCTCCGCAATGTCGACGGCACCAAGGTTTTTGTGGCCAGCGAAGCGATCACCAAGGGCACCGACGTCTACGCGGCGTCGAGCGGCAAGGTTGCCAGCACCGGCACCATCAAGGTGGGCACCGCCCTGGAAGCGGCGGCGGCTGACGGCGACTGGATCGAAGTACTTCCGCTGGGCGCCGTCTCCGGCTCCTTTGGTGGCGTCGTCCCCAAGACCGCCAACTACACGGTCACCACCGGCGACAGTGGTACCACCTTCACCACCGTGGGCGCGGGGGCGGCGGTCACGTTCGCGATGCCGGCGGCCACGCTGGGCCTCCGCTATAAGTTCCGCGTCGGGGCCGCCCAGGAACTTCGCATTGATCCCAACGGCACCGAGACGATCGCGCTTCCGTCGACGGGCGTGCAGGGCGCGGCGGGCAAATACCTCACAGCCGATGCCGACGGTGAATCGGTCTCGATCGAGTGCACGAAGACCGGCCAGTGGACGGTGTTCGGGTACACCGGGACCTGGACCGCGGAAGCCTGATCCCGCCATAGTCAAGAGGGCGACGGATGGGGTGGGGGTCCTCTTTCCTGCTGGGTCGCCAGCAGATGCCAGCCAGATGGCCGAGATTCCCGGCGGCCGGGTGTACCGGCTTCCGAAGACGACACCAGGTACAATTACCGAAGGAATCTCGCCATGACTCCCTCCTCCAGTCTCGCAACCCTCCGCCCCGACCTGGCCGGCTCCCTCCAGGAGTTCGACCTCCAGGCGAATCAGATGGGCTACGTCGGCCTGCGCATCGCGCCAGTCCTCGAAGTGGCCAAGCAGTCGGGCCACTTTGGCCGGCTCCCGATCGAGCAGCTGCTCAAGGATCGCGACACCGCCCGCACCCCCGGCGGCGGGTACAGCCGCGGGACGGGCAAGTTCGAACCGGACACCTATGCGTGCACGGAAAACGGGACGGAAGAGCCTGTCGATGACCGCGAAGCCGAGATGTATGCGGACTACTTCGACGCCGAGTTGGTCGCCGCTCAGCGGGCCCGCAACATCGTTCTGAGCAGCCACGAGCGTCGAGTGATCGCCGCCGCGCTGGCCATCGCCGGCACCGCCGCCGGGGCGGTCGCATGGACGACGACGGCAAGCGCCACTCCCATCGACGACGTACGCGCGGCCCAGCTGGCAATCTTCAACCGCTGTGGACAGAAAGCCACGGCCATGGCCATGTCCTGGGTGCGCTTCCAGCACCTGAAGGACTGCGCCCAGATCATTGATCGCGTCAAGTCCAGCGGCCTAGTGAACGTGCAGCGGTCGGAAATCACCCCCACCATGGTCGCTCAGGCTCTCGGCCTCGAAGAAATCATCCTTGCCGGCGGCGTTAAGAACACAGCCAACGAGAACGCCGCGGCCACGATCGCGTCGCTGTGGACCGACTCCAAGGCCCTCGTGTTCACGCCTCCCCGCACCAATGACATCCGCGAGCCGGCGTTCATGCGGACGATTCACTGGGCCGCGGACGGCTCCTCGATTGGCGCCGCCATCGAGACCTACCGCGATGAGAGCGTTCGGTCGGACGTCGTGCGTGCACGCATGGACACGCACGAAAAGATCATGTTCACCGAAGCCGCCCAGACGATCACTGGTATCTGATTTTCTCCTCCGCCAGGGGTGCCCGCCGACCGGTTCCGTCCTTTCCGGCGGCGGGCGCCTTGGAGGCTTTTGGGGCTCATCGATGAGCGTTTTCGACAGTTTCGCCAGGGACTCCCTCGGCCCGTTCCTCACCGACGGCGTGGGCGAGCCCGTCACGATCACCCCCAAGGGCGGCCAGCCGGCTCCCGCGATGGCGATCGTGCTGCGCGACCAGCTCAAGACGCGAGCGACCGACAAGTCCTCGCGGGTCGAATACGACGTGCAGATCCAGGTGGAGCAGGGGGAGTATCCGGGGGGCCAGCCCAACGTCCACGGCGACACCGTGGAACTGCCGGTGCGCGTGGGCGACACCCGCACCACCCGTAAAACCATCAGCGCCATCCTCGGCCAAGCCGGCTCGATGTGGCTACTGGGGCTCGATTGAACGCATGACGATGGCGGTCACAATTTCGGTGCAGGAGCAGCTGCTGAAACGGCTGGAGGACTTTCCCGCCGCAAAGAATGTCGTCATCTCGCGCGCCATCAACCGCACGGCGGACTGGAGCCGCGTACGTACGCTCGACGCGATCACTGACAACCTCGCCATCAAACGGAGCGACCTCGACGGCCGCCACCGCTTCGGTGGTGTGGTCGCCACTCGCGCCAACCAAAACAAGCTGGCCGCCACCGTGAAAATCACGGGGCGACGCATCCCGCTGTTTCGCTTCGCAGGAACTCCCAAGAAGGGGCCCAACCGCCAGGGCATCGCCTACCGAATCAACGCCGGCGGCGGCCGCGAGCACCTGATCTCCAACACCTTCACCGCCATTATGCGATCGTCGCATACCGGTTTTTACAAGCGCAAGAGCGACGGAACAAAGCACGTCAAGATCATCGCCCGGACGGGCAAACGTAAGGGTAAAACCATCTGGTCCGAGCAGCCGCTCATCGAGCTTTACGGCCCCTCGATCCCCCATGTTGCCAGCAAGCAGCCGTCGTTCCAGAAGCTCCTGGACGTTGATGCCAGCGCGCGGCTTGATTTGAACCTCACGCGCGAGGTCAACTTTGTGCTGACGGGGAGTTCCAAGGGGGTGGGTGATGCCTGAGCTGGTGTCGATCAAGGAACGCATCGAGCGGGTGCTCATCGGGATCATCGCGGCGATCGACGGGGTGGGTCAGGTGTACCGCTGGGACGGCCGCGGCCTGCGGGATCCGAACACAGGGCTGGACCGCGACGCGGAGGGCAACCGGCTTTCGCTCCAGGCCTTCGACGCGATGGTGGTGCCCGATGACGAGACGGTCGACGACGGGGCCAACGGTAACATCGGCAGCACGATCAAGACGATGCCCATCGAGGTGCACCTGAAGGTCACCCAGGATGAAGAGGACACTACCAGCGGAAGCTTGGTGCACAACCGGTGGCTGCTGAAGCTGGAGACGGCCGTGATGGCCAACCCGCGGATGCAGGAAGAGGGGGACGGCGGGGAACAACTGGCGATCGACACCATGGTGGTGGCCACGGGCCAGCCGCCGACAGAGACGGGGCAGCGGGAGAGCATCACCGCGCTACGCATCGAGGTGGAGTATGAGCACGACAGGAACGACCCGGCCCAGGGGCCGGGCATAACACACAAGGAGCTTTGACCATGGCCGCTGAACCCCGCCCCCCTCTCTTGGGCCGCAAGAAACTCGTTGGCGCCACTGAGGAGACCACCTCGGGCACCTTCGCAACCGTCAGCGCCGCGCTGGCGGCGAACATCTATGACACGAAGTGCGAGCCGGGCGATTTCTTCGCCGGCAACGAGCGTGAGCCTTCCGGCAACTACGTCGGGCGCGTGGCGTCTGTGGCGGGCAAGCAGATGGGGACGCTGACGTACACCATGGACGTCTCCCCCACCGGCCCCTTCCTCTCGCTGTTGACGGGGGCGGGCTACAAGGCCTCGACGGGCACCTACGCCCCCGCCTCCGACCTGAGCGCCCGGAAGACTTGGAGCCTCAAGTGCTGGGAAGACGGCCGCTGCAAGAAGCTCGCGGGCGCGGTGTGCAAGGTGACCGTCGACATGGAGGACGGCAAGAAGGTCACCGCGAAATTCGAGTGGACGGGGGTCTGGGTGACTCCAATCGATGAGGCCATGCCCGCGCAGGCGCCCATCACGGCCGCGCCGTACGTCTGCCGCGGCATCACACTGACGGTGGGGGCCGCGGCGATCGCGCATGTAAACAAGATCTCCGTGGATTTGGGCTCGGAGCCCGAGGAGCGGGAATCGGTCACGGCCGCAGCTGGCATCGCCCACTACCTGATCGGGGAGATCATCCCCAAGATCACCATGGACCCGGAAGCTCGGAAGGTGGCCGACCAGGACGCCTACGGTCTCTATCTCGCCGGCGGCACAGCGGCCTTGAGCGCGGCCCTGACGTCGGGCGCCAACACGCTGACGATCGCGGCGCCGGCAGTGCAGCGGACGAAGGTATCCGATGGCACCCGCGGCAAGCGGCTGACCGACGAACTCGAACTACAGTGCTGCAACTCGAGCGGCGACGACGCGCTGACCCTCGTTGAAGCCTGAGTTTCGGCGGTTCTACGGTTATCGATAAAGCGTGAAAACTGGAGTTTCCCATCATGGCGGATAAACCTATCGCTCCTCCCTCCCAGGCAAAGCCGGCCCAGCTGGATCCTGCAATTCGGGCGGCGATTCTACGCAACCGCGGCGGGCACGAGCAGGCGGATGACGCCTCTCTGCGGCGGCTCTGGGAGTTGCTGGATGAGGAGACGCGTGCGCGGTACCTGGCAGATGTCCAGGAGAAAGGCAAGAAGGATGATCGCCCTGGATCCCAATCAAACGTTTGAGTTCACCCTCCAGATTGAGGAGGGCAAGCCCACGGCGGACCGGGCGGTGTTGGTCTCGCGGTTCATGACCGCGCGGCAGCTCGCCCACGTCGACGCGCTGACGGACCAGGCGGCGGCCGCGGCGGCATCGGGGGAGGACCCCAAGCCGCACTTGGTGGCGGCGGTGCTGGTGGCACTGGCGGCGGTCCGGCTGCCGGCGAATGTGGTGGAGAAGGAGACCGCGGCGTTTTCGCTGGACATCGATGCGGGGAAGCCCGACGGCGAACGACCGGTGTTTTCAACGGTGCTGATGGGCCCCGCGGACATCGGGCGATCCCATGACCTGCTCGCAAGCGCGGACGCAGGGGTGCCGGCGCAGCGGCTGGAGATCTACGAGCAGGCGATTGCCATCGCCGGCATCAAGCCCCCCGGGGGCCTCGACGACGTCGCCGGTAGCCTGACCCTTTCGGAAATGCACGAGGTGATCGAACGGGCAGTTCGGCTCTCGCGCGTCCGTCTGCTGACGATCGAAACCCTCCCGGAGCTCGACGAGGAGGATCTCTGGGAGATCGTCCTGAAGCAGATCCGCCTGTCGCGGCTGACGGAGGTGGAGAGAAAAAAATCCGCGTTGCAGTCGGCCTCCGCTGCAGCGAGGAAATCTGTAAGGAGTGCTCTGCCGGCTGCGTGATGGCCACCGGCGACACCCGCTCCCCCCTGCAGCTTGTGTGCACCGAATGCAACTGGAGCGGCCGCGAGAGGTGCGACAGCTGCGGCGGTGCCGGCCAGTTTGAAATCGCCGGCTGTCCCCACGCCTGCGTCTCCTTTGACGTCAGGCTGGCGATGAAGGCGGCGAAACGGGCGGAAGCGGGTGCGTGGCCGGTCGCCGGCGGCTGGCTGGACCAGACGCAAAAGTGCTTGGACGCGATGGAGTTTATCGAATCCGAGCAGCAGTCATGGGAATTACGCAGGCTTCAAGGTGGAGAGTAAATGGGATCCCGGCGCGAAGAAATCACGATCGCCCTGGGCGGCAAGGATGAGGGCGCGGGCACACTCCTCGACCGCACCGCTCAGAAAATCCGCGCGCTCAAGGCGGAGCAGCGGGCCAGCGGCGAAAAGGGCCTCAAGAAGCTTATCGCCGGCGGACCCGACAGCCTGCTGGAGTTCGGCGGCAACCTGGTGGGCGGCGCAAAGTTTGGCCTGGCGGCCTTTGCCATCGGACAGGCAGCGCATGCGATCGACGGGATGGCCGACAAGGCGACAGAGCTCAAGAAACAGTGGAAGGAAGGGGCCTTGGACGCTGACACGATGGTCGACACCATCGCCGGCGCCATCCCGGTGATAGGTGAAGTATGGACGGCGGGGCGGAAAGTTCATGGCCTGCTGTTTGGGGACGTCAAAGAAGATTGGGAAAAGCTCAACAAAGAAGCCGACGAGCACTATGAAAAGGTGGCGCGGCAGACGGAGGTATACAACCGGTTAAAGGAGGAAGTGAAAGGACTGCGCGAAGCGGAACACAAAGAAATCCGCGGCATCGTGCAGACCTCGGCAGATAACCAGGTGGAGGACCTTGACCAGGAGCTGGCCAACCGAAAAAAGCAGCTGCAAAAGGAGCGGCTAGACGCACAGGTCCTCGGGGTGACAGCCTACAACGAACGGATCCGGGAGATTGAGGCCGCGGAGGAGGAGGCCGAAGCCTCGCACACCCTACGTGTCAGCAAGATCAGGATGGACGAATTCGAAAAACGCGCCACCGCGGAGCTCGCCCACGCCCGCGAGGCAGCCCAGGCGCGAGCGGAAATTGAAGAGGAGATGCTTCGCCAGGGCGGGATGGGATACGCCGCGGACCTCCATGAGGCCGAGCGGGCGGGTGCAGACAAAAAACGCCAGATGGAAGATCAGGCGAATGCGGAATTAGCCGCCGGTACGGCGAGCGTCGACTGGCTGACGCAGCTTGAAAAGCGCAAAGAACTTGTCGATCAGCAAACAGCTGACCGGAAAACGTCGATCCTCCGTGAGCAGTTGATCAGCGAACATCGACTGTATTCTGAACTTGCGCAGAAGCGATTCATCGCCCAGGGGCAGAACCTCGCTGCCGAGCTCGAGCAGATCCGCATGAACTATGCGGACCGCATCGAAGCGGCCAAGTCCGAGGCCGAGCGTGAAACTTTGGCCAGGGAGCAGGCGATCGATGAAGCCCAGGCGCGACGCGCGGGCGCGATCGCCGAGCGCGACCGCGTGCTGGACGTCCGGAGGTCCCTGGATGGCCTCAAGCTTTCGGAGCTCGAGGAGAAGGCGGCATCGAATCTCGAAGCCAAGCGCGAGGCGATGAAGCTGCGGATCCACATGGAAACCGCCAGCGAGATGCACGAGTTTCAGAAAATCATCGACGACACCAAGAGCACCGCCGCCGAGCGCAGTGCCGCTGCGGCCGCCATCGCCAAGCTCAAGGCAGACGAACGCCGGAAAGACAAAAACATCGACGAGTCGCCGATACCAGACCGCCGCGGCGGCGTGGAGGCCTTGCTGCTTGGGGACCGCTTTTTGGGCATCGGCGTGCGTTACAAGGCGGGCGGCGAGCCGGCGCTAGAACAGCTTCGCAACACGAGCAACAACACGCAGAAATCCGTCGTCACGCTGGCTGAGATCGCCGGCTATTTGAAAACCGTCAGCGAAAAGCTCAGCGGCGGGGTCGCGCAGCAAGGCTTCAAGGTGAAAGCATCATGAGCATTCCAGAGATCTGCGAAGGAAAGCCGGCGGCAGGCTCACTCGACGAGTCGGGCTACCACTTCACGCGCAACTGGACCGTGATCGCTGCGTCCGAAATTGACGCGCTCAAGAAACTCAAGGCCGCGATGGGGATCGATAGGGGGGCGCTCTTCCAAAACTCCCAGGGCCAGGTCCCCGACAGCTCCGTCTATTTGCAACGCTTCCCAAGGGTGGAAGGCCGCCCGCCGGCGCCCAAGGGCGGCATGGGCCTCTATTACATCGAGGCCGAATACGCGAGCACCTACGCGCCGCTGCAGCCGGTCCCCGGCGGGCCCGCTGTCTGGGCCATCCGCACGTCGCTTGCAAACGAACTCGTGGATCACGACGTCGACGGCTACCCGATCGTCATGAGCTCTGAAGAGCCTGTGGATCCGCCGCTGACGCGGCTACGGCCAGAGGAGGTCTTGCACGGCGAGTTCTACATCCGCGCGGCGAGCGCGCTGAAGGCCTATTTCCCGCTGCGCCCGTACAACTGCACCCTCAACCTCACCCCCTTCCTGGGCGCTCCCAAGGGCTGCGTCCTCTGCCACCCCTTCCAATGTGAGGATTCGGACACGGGCTGGATCAAAACCGCGGTTGATTTTCAGTACAAGCCCAAGCGCATCCTCTTTGGCCAGACCTACCAGGGATGGACCGACTCGCTTGTCGATCGAGGCCGCCGCAAGATCATCGACGCCAAGGCCACCGACCCGGTGAAGCGCTACGCGAAGATCGTCGATTCGAAAAATGAGCCGGTGGATGAGCCGGTGTTTCTCAACGGCAAGGGCCAGCCCCTGCTGCCGGTCACCAACATCGTCACCGACGGAAAGAACCCCACCATCATCCCCGTGCACCACTACACGTACATGGATTTCAACCAGATCCCCGGCTTGAGGATTCGCTAATGTCAGACCTTTTCTGGCTCGGGCAGGCCGTCGCCGTCGCCCAAGTCACCACCATTCAGGTCACCGCGTATGCCGTCGGCACGACGTACAAGATCACGGTGGGAGGCGTGGTGATCTCGACCATCGCTGCCGGCAGCGTGAACGCCACCGCCGCCGCCCTCGCTTCCGCCTGGAACACGTCCACGCACCCCTATTGCGCGGCGGTCACCGCCAGCGCCAGCACCGACACGGTCACCCTGACCGCCGACACCGCCGGCGTGCCTTTCGTGGTCACAAGCGCCGTCAGCGGCAGCACTGGCACGATCGGCGCGGCCAGCACCACAACCGCCAGCTCCGGGCCCAACCACTGGGACACCGCGGCCAACTGGTCGACGGGATCCGTGCCGGCGAACGGGGACAACGTCTACCTGCGCAACAGCGATGTTTCGATCCTCTGGGGGCTCGCCCAGTCGGGCGTTGCGCCAGCGGCCCTCTACATCGAAGCCAGCTACACCGGCACGCTGGGCCTGCCCTATAACCAGTTCACCGTCAAAGCGGGATCCACCGACACGACCGCCCCCGAATACCGGGCCGCCTACCTTGCGATCGGCGCCGCCCTCGTGCGCGTGGGCGAGAATTACGCCGCGCAGAACGCCTCCGGATCCAGCCTCCTCAAGATCGACCTGGGCACCACGGCCGCCACCGTCGCGGCGATCGCCACAGGCAGCTCCACCGATGGCCTGCCCCCCCTCCGGCTCAAGACCAGCAGCAGCACCGCCGCGCTCAAGGTGTATGCGGGAGCCAGTGTCGGGTTGTGTTTCGAGACGCCTGCGGAGTCGGGCACCATCGGCTCGATCGACGTATTTGCAAGCGGGTCCGGGAGCAGCCCCGAGGTATACGTCGGCAACGTCACCCAGACCAGCCACAACCAGGAAGCCGGCACCGGCGTTTTGCGCAACGCCCCCGTCACCCTCAAGGTCGAAAACGGCGCGAGCGTTGTTCTCGCTGGCTCGGGCACCATCACCACCCTGGAAAAGCGCGGCGACGTCCAGCTTGCCGGCAGCTACAGCGTCACCACCCTTAAGGGATGATCCATGGCCGCGGCCGCCGAACAACCCATCCTCATGACCGAGCCGGACGCCAGGCGTCTGGAGACGATGCTGCGCCGGCAGTACCGCGGCGGCGGCGGGATCGAGGTGAACCTGTCACCCGACGGCGGCACGGTCACCATCACCGGCCGCGGCCGCCATCGCGGCGATACCAATAGCAGCGAGAATATCCACGCGAAAATCACTGCCGTCCTGGCGATCAACGGCGGGATCCGCTGGCGCTACTCGATCGAGCTGGGCCACTGGGACATGACCCAAAACGCCGCCGCGGGGGGCACCTGGGTGAAAGACTCTGGCGACGAGGTGCTCTACGCGTTCAGCAGCGCCGAGGACAAAAACACCTTCACCAGTGGCACCGGGACGATCGGCACCGGCAACACCAACGTCACCCAGGCCGACGGCACCATCAACGGCACCGCATGCAAGCTGGTCCCCCTGCCCGTGGGCGATTATGTGGTGGTGGTTTTCCGGGGCTATGACACCACCCTCACCCCGGCCCAGGCGTATTACACGATCACCAACAAAACCAGCTCGGCGCAGTGAGGTGATCGATGGTGATGCCTCTCTGCTGCGGATCTTCCAACTGCTGTGCGCAGGACACCCACTTCAAAGTCAGCCTCCCCGCACTGACCATCTCCACCAGCACCTTTGATCTGGGCGGGGGTTCGGCAACACCGGGGACGGCCTTTGGCGCGCTGACCAATGGCGATCCTGGCACCCTCAGCGTTGACTGCAACAAAACCGCATTTGCCGGCCAGTTTATGAACACGGGTTCCCTTAGCAGCGAGGACACGTGGTACGTGCACTACGACATGTGGTACGTGGGCAAGCGCCTTTACGCGGCGATCTGGTCGGGGGAGATGACCGGCGGTTACACCACCACCGAGCCGGGAACCGATGAGGACGGAAACCCCATCGACGTGGAAGTTTCTCATGACCCGGTGGCTTGGCCCTACACCAAAGGGATGATCCTCTTCTACGGTTACGTCGACCTGGACAGCTGCTGTCAGCGCACGGCGACGATCACCAATATGCTGGGCTCGGTCGGTTCAACGTTCGCGGCGACCGGGATGGTCGCGCGGGACTGCATCGTCGCGGCCAGCGGCGGGCCGATGACGGTCAAGACGTTCTGCAACTCGTGTCTGACGTGCGGCGTGACGCAGCCGGATGCCACCGTTTCCCACTCCGGCAGCGTTCCGATCTACGCGCCCACCGGGGTCTATACCTGGTCCAGCTACAGCTCTCCCGAGTCGCTGGGAACGCCGGGGTTCTGCAGGTGGGTATGGTCAAAAACGGGCGCAGGCGGTCCCGATGGTGTTGTGCGCACCTACTGGCTGGTCATGCTTTTCGACATCACGTTCAACACCTGGACCACCCATATTGGCGACGCCCTCGACGGCGGAAATCCCGATCATGGAACCTACGGGCCCTTTCCCGGCGCCAGCCCGGATGACGTCGAATGCGTCGATGGCATTTTGACGAGCACCTTCACGCTTAACGACTCTACCAGCTCGCCGGCACCCAATGGCGGAATCATGACGGTGGCGACGGGATGACACCGTTTACCGAAACGCCTCACTGCACCAGTCGCAAGAAATGCCAGCTGTGCCGCGCCGATGGACCGCACGGCGAAAATTTCCGCCGCGTGATGGCGGCCAATTACGAGATGCCGGGGGAAGGGTTTTTTGACTGCCCGTTTGGGGTGCTCGTGGCGATGCGTGTTTCGGCGCCGGTTCCGGTGGCGGTGCTGGAGAGGGACGAAGGCCGGGCGCAGATCTGCGAGGCCTGCGCGGAGTGCCAGGGGGTGACGCGCTGGGCGGGCCGCTTCCGGCTTTACCAGGTGAAATGCCACGCGTGCGGGTGCGGGGGGCGGAAGGTTTCAGAGGGATGCCCGCGGGGAAGGTTTTAACCTCCGTCGACGACCCGGCCTTGGAGGATCGTTCGCGCCCCCCCGTCTACCGAGTCATATTGCTTGGTTCCGGTGATTTTTATGGGCTTTCCCAGATCGTACAGTTTTCCATCAACCCAACGTGACGTGTCTACGTTCGTGAGCCAGATCTCATCGAGCCCCACAGCAAGTTGGCCGTTCTGCTCGACGGCCACAACTATCGCAGTTTTCGGATCGACGACTTGCTTTACGGTGACCTTGTAACAGTACCCGATGTCTCCGATTTCCGAAGTGCCTGTGAGATCGGCGTATGAAGTATCAGTGCCATCCTTCAGGCCTTTGAGTCGCTTTTCTGCCGCGGCGATCGTCTCCCGCTCATCCTGCATCATTGCTGCTTTTTTTTGTGGCGTGGCGAAACTGTAAATCTTCACTTCTTTCCCACCCATCACACGCGTTTCCACGTCGAACCCGATCACCTGATGGCTTAAATCATGGTCTATACGACCAGCTCCCATCGCGAGCAGCTCGGCTTTTTTCGCAGGAATCAGGTCGGTCAGGCGTTTGATTTCTGCGCGCTTATACGTTTCCCACGTGGATTCGTTCTGAGAGGGGCCAGTGGCGGCTGGCCTTGATGATGGGGTGGCCGCTTGGCCCATGAATAGGGCCCCAGCCGCAATCATCACCGCCGTCCGAAAAATCCGCATCACACGCTCCTTCATCGTCAGACGCGCCGCCGCGGGCGCGAAACCGTAAACGTCACCCAGCACCCCAACATTGGCACATACCACCCCGTCCACAGCCATCGCTCCAGTGGCATCGCCACGTTAGCCCGGCCGCCAGCTTCGCCAGACGATCATCGCCGACTGCGCGGCGCGCTGCGAGTATAGGATTGGACGTACGTGCCGTTTTTTCGCATGTACCCGCGAACATACACGCTGCCCCCGTACGACGAGCTGGTGTCTTTGGTGGCGCGGGCGAGCTTGATTTCATCTGATGACCACGAATGACCATCCGCCGGCGAAGCTGTCTTGCTGGCGGTATTCATTGCTCCGGCGTCCTGTGCTGCCTTTTTGTTCACGGCAGCCGCTTCAGCCTTTTTAACCGTGATCGCCGCCAGCTCGGCCTCTGATGCACGGGAATCATCGAGCGCCTTGGTGCTATAGACTGAGATCCACCAGCCGCCATAAGCATCCTCGGCCGTGGGCGGCGTCACTTCGAATGTCCATCCATCGACATCCTTGCTGTCAATGTCAGCCTTGAGCGCGTCTACCAGCTTCTTGTCGGCGCCGTGGCCAAGGATGGACTTAATAAATTCGCGGCAATTCAGCTGCGCCTTGGCGTCGGCAACCAGAACCCCGTACACCCCGATCTCGATGCCCGCCGGATTGTCGGGGTCCCCGTAGATGTTCATTTCATAGTCACCGGAGCGATTCGACATGTAGGGCACGCGCTTCATGACGCCCTTGTCGATGACGGTTGCCGGGATCTGGTGAACCTCGCCGCCGTAGGCCTTTTCAGCAAAGATACCCAACGCAGTTTGCCAATTGGCCACACGTGCCGAGATAGCTTTGTCTGTCCGTGGAACTATCGTGACGCTGGTCACATCAGTCATCTTGAAGCTGGCGGTGACAGCGTCGGTGCGGATCCGAACTTCGGTGTCCGACTGCGAAAGCACGACCCCGTCAAGCACTCCTCCGTTGCGGAGAACGACAGTGTCTGCATGCACAGAAAGCGCTACGACCCCGATGGCCGCCAAGAACAGAAGAACCCGCTTCATCCTCTTCTCCTCACGAGAACCATAAGGCCGCGCCGGCGACGCAACCCAGCGGCGACCGTCAGGCCTATTACCGTCATCGCTACCGCCCACGCCCACGCCACCCACTCCGCCGGGGCCGCCCAATACGCCCACGCGATCAAATTCCCCGCCACCTCGCCCAGATGGTCGTTGGCCCAGACGTACCCGATCTCAAGTAAACGGTGCATCATCAGATTGCCCCCCTTGCCACTGTCCACCGCTCCTCCACCACCCGTCCCCACAAAAAGGCCCTTTGTGTACCTTGACGATCAAATAATTTTGTTGACGGATTCATTTCCCGCGGTACCCTAACTTCATGCGAACACGGACGGACGACCAGCCCGATGGATTCGGGCCTTTTTCTTGGAGTCGTCATGCTTTCTGACCGGGCCCATCTCCACATCGCCAACTTCTTCCTCGTCTGGATTCGGCGTGATGACACGCGCGATCGCCTGGCCACCAACACGCAGCGAGCCACCCATGAGGAGCTCGTGCGCTTGGTCCGCCGCAAGGGTACCGAGGGCCAGCGCATCGCCGCCGAACTTACTCGGTGGGTGTATTCAGGGGAACGCTTCATCATGGAGGACGTGCGCTGGATGCCGGATGATTTCTGCCGACGGCAGATCCTCCGGTTCATCCGCGACGCCGCGGAGAAAGCCGGCGCCGAGGATGCGGGCGACATCAGCAACGACGTCACGGCCGTGTCGTTCCCCATGATCAACCACACCGTGAACGCCTGGGGCCAGAACATGAAAGCGTTCGTGAAGACCCACCAGTCTCTGGGCAAGTCGGCGGCGGAGACGTTCACGGCGCTCAAGCTCCACCTCCAGCAGTCGGGGGACGACTGGTCGGCAGCGATGTGACGTCGAGGGGGTGGCGCTTGAAGCGGTTGCGGATGACGATCAGCACGCGCCGCAGGATGAGTTGTTCCTGCGGCACGTCGATCGGCCGGTATTTCGGATTGTTGGAGATCAGCCGGATGATGCCGGCGGGCTGGCGCTGCAGGCGCTTGACCACGTGACTCCGCTTCTGGACGTTGCGGGCCACCACGATCTCGCCGTCGGGGATGGCTTCCTCCTTGGCGTTTCCAAAGAGCACCAGGTCGCCATCCTCGATCGTCTCCGGGCCGGGGTAACTCATCGAGTCCCCCACCACCAGCAGCAGCTGCGGATCCTCGAGGGGCTCGGGGTAGAGCGCGCCGGGGACGCCCTCCTCGCTCATGAGGTCGACGTCGAACTGCGTGGAGAAGTCGCTGGCGGCGACGCCGGAAACGCGGCGGATGGTGAAGTTGCTGGGGATGGGGTCGGGCTCATCGTCGCCCTTCCAGGCGGCGTCGAGTTCGTCCGGGGTGAGGTTGAGAGCCTTGGCAATTGCGCGGTAGGTGCTGGGGTTGCCGAGGGGGATGTGCGCTCGAAGGTTGCGATACAGCGTGTTCTCTGAAATGCCGGCCGCCTCGGCGAATTGCCGGTTATCCATGTGCCGACCGTCTATCAGGTCGCGAAGTTTTTCCCCAAAGTTGGGCACGGTTGGACATTTCATGGACAGCAAACCAATACATCAACGGCAATTATAAAAATCGCATAATTTTGACATACTTTTGGTTGACTCTCATACTTTTCGCAGTATTCTGTTAGACGTATCGCAGACGGAGTCACCCATGCCGCTACAGGTCATCATCTCCGACAAAGATCCTCTCATCCCCCTCTTGGAGCAGCGGGCAGTCCGCCGCGGCCTCCAGGAGAAAGACAAACGCAAGCTCCGCAAGCGCCTTCCGAAACTCGCCCGCTCCCTGATTTCCGAACGCCTCAGCGACCTCGCCGAAAAGGGCGACCCGCTCGAACTCCGCGCCGTCACGTCTGGCGGATGACCCAGTCCTTCTCCCCGGGCCCGGCGCTCCACCCACATGTCGCCGGCTCCCGTTTCCACAGGGCAGCCGGCGGCCCGCTCACTGGCCCAACCGGCTCCCCTTTTTGACCTTCCCACAGTAGGCCGCCCATGACCACGCCCACCCACATCCTCATCGCCCTGCCGCTCGACCGGATCAGCCTCGCCCACCTGGTCGCCAGCGGCGTCGCCAAAGCCGAGGCCTTGGTCAATTACCTCTCCCCCGCCCTCCTCGCCGAAACCTGCGACGCCGTCGCCGAACTTCACCGTCACCATCCCGACCAGCTGCACCAGTACTTCATCGCCTACCTCGCTGAACACGCCTGCGTCAGCGTCGGCAGCCAGGACCCCGTCCCCGCCCCTCTCTTCAACGCCCCCATCGCCCCCGGCGGTCAGGACCGCCCTGGTGCTGCCAAGGCAACCCCGCGCCGCCGGAGAGCGGTCTCGCTGGAGACGTGATCACTTTACATGCGCGCGTCGTCCGGCTTCCCGGACGGCCGTGGCCAAACATCCGGAATTCCGGAATTCCGGAATTCTGAACCTCAAACAAGGAACTTGCCATGACCCCTTCCAGTCACCGACGGCCAACCTTCGCCGCCCGCGTTCGTAACTGGCTCGACGCCGGCGTCGTCACCGAGAAGCAGCTCCGGCTCGCCGGCCGTCCCCACGCTCTTCCCAAGTCCACCGTCAACGACATCGCCAACGGGCGCGAGCCCTCGCTCTCGGTCCTGCGCCAATGGGCGGCGGCGGTGTCGCTGCCGGAGGCGGTGCGGGACGCCTGCGTCAACGCCATCGAAGCGGCCGACACCGTGCGCCTCGCTGGCCCCTTCGAACTCGACGCCGACGGCGACGGCCAGATCACCTGGAAGGATGCGGAGGTGTTCTGCATGCGGAAGCAGCACGCCGCGCTCTCCCGCCGGCAGCACGCGGTGGAGCACCACGCCCGCTTCGACGCCTCGGCCCTGGCCGAGCAAGAGCGCCTTGGCCTCGAAGAAGTCCGCAACAGCCGCTCCCAGACGCTCGTGATGCGCAAGCTCGCGGCGGCCGGGACCTCGACACGGCGTCTGCCCTAGCTCAGACGGCAGAGCACCACGGTGGGCAGGTTCCGGCAAGTTCCTGGCTCCCGCGGAGGTCGCGGGTTCGATCCCCGCGGGCAGAGTTTTACACAGGGAGGTTTCATCATGGCCGAGATCGACGAATTCGACGCCACCATCATCAGGGTCCTCGACGCCGTGGGCACGGAGCCCGCCGGCTGCACGATCACCCGCACCACCTCCGCCGCCCACCGCCGCGGCGACGGCGAGACGTCGTCCTACACCGCGAAGCGCGTGGAGTTCACGCTGAACTTCTGGTCGGCGGACACCTACGTCGGCGGAGAAGTGGTCTGCGGGGAAACGCTGGAGGCCGTGCAGAAGCAGGCGCTGGAGCGCGTGGACCAGGTGAAGGCCTGGGCGAAGTCGCGCCGCGAGCAGAACGCGGCGATGGGGGTTTGAAAACCGAATACGTCGTGCCTGTCGGAAGCTCCCCGCGCAACGCCCGCTGGCGTCGGGTGAGGGAGTAGCCGCCTGGAAGAGATTCGCCCGGTGTGATTGGTGCCGCCGGCGACCAGATCAACCAGGACGCCACCGCGAAACCGCAAAACGCGGGGGGCTTTCGATCCGCACGACGAGATTTTTTTGTGTGAGGGGCTTTGACCCGCCCGTGCCGTGGAGACGTTGGCGCAGGCGGCGACGCCCCGGCGATTCCGCGCTTGTTCAAGCCACAGGACAGGCGCGGCGGTGGAGCTGGTACCGGCCGGCCCTATTCCGTGAAAGTGAACGCCCACCACCCCCGGAAGCCCCGCGCCGACGTGTCAGCGCGGGACCGCTGCAGCAGCGTGCAGCGCGTAGGCGTGACGGCAGCTAGAGGCTGCGAGTTCCCCGGGGCCGACAGGCCCCGGGGGGCTTTCCGTACTGTTGGCTCCAGCGCTCGTGGCGCCGGAGCTGGTGCACTGCAGGCGGCGGCGTGTCATTTCCCTGCACGCCGCCGCCGCCCAGTGTCCGCGAGCATTCTCCAGAGGCCCTGCCATGACGATCGACGACTTCAACAACCCGCGCCGCCGCCGCCCCGATCCCCGCCTGTTCCAGCCCCGCCTTCGCCTGGTCGGCTGCGACAACGACACCGCGGAGATCTACGGCGCCGATCCCGCGCCCCCGCCGGAACCCGCAGCGGTCGCGGCTGTGCCCGTGGGCGAGCTGGTCTCCCCGCGCCCCACCTTCGACGCGGCCGTCCCCGCCGAGCTCCCCACCCGCAACGAGGACCCCGCCGCCGGCTTCATCCTCACCGTCGCAATCAGCTGCCTCATCGTCGGCGTCGTGGTGGGCATGGCAGCCTACGTGCTCTGGATGCGCCCAGCAATTCACTAACCCCCTGCACCGCACCACCGGAGAGCTCCATGGTCACCTTGCCCCCGCTTCCCCCCGACCCGCGTGTCGCCAACCTGATCCCCGTGGATCCCACAACCTCGGCCGCGGCCCTCAACGTCGCCGCGGCGGCCCTGGCGTCGATCGGGCCCCCCGTTGAAACGCGCAGTTACAAGGGCGTCGTCTACTACATCCAGCTGGGATTCGACAGCAAGTGGTACGCCCGCTGTGGTGCCAGCGCAGGCATGGCCGACACCCGGGAATCACTGATCGGCCTGGTCGAGTACTCGATCGACGAAGGCGACTTCTAAGTCCCCCATCACGCGCAAGCAGGAGCCTCCTCATGATCCGCAATCCCCTTCACCAACGCCGGCAGCGCTTCACGCCCGCGCGCGTGCAGCAGATCCCCATCGACCCCGAACGCTGGATGACCTGGGAAGAGGTCGCCGCCGCCGTCGGCGACGCCCAGCTGGCCGCCACCCTCCTCCAGCAGGGGCGGCTGCCGGCGGCCCAGTTCCGCCCCAAGTCCCGCGACACCCTCGGCCGTGTGCAATACGAGCAACGCTGGGCGCGGGCGCGGGTGTCGCTCGCCCTCCAGGACCTCCGGGCGACCAACGCGATCTGAACCCCGGGGAGCACGACGTACGGTGGCGGAAAAACGTGTCACACGATTCGAACGCGAACGCGCGGTGATCCGCAGTGGCGTTCTTGGCCAGCTTTCGGAGCTGGAGGTAAAGGTCTTGTTCGTCCTCAACGTCAATTCCCAGTTCGACAGCGGCCGCGTCGAGATGTCGATGGAGTCCATCGCCAGAGACGCCGGCGTGTCGAACGTGAACCGGGCGCGGCAGGCGTACCTGCGGCTCGTCGGGCGGGGTCTCGCCCGGACGCTGGAGGAGGGCGGGGGCAGGGGCGGGGTGTCGGTCCGGGAGCTGCTTTGCCCCCCCGTCGGCCCCAGCGCCCCCCTGTTCGAGCAACCTTCGGAAACCGGGCCGGTGAGCGGCCCTGTTTTAACCGGGACGGTGCGCGTCCCTGTATCGAAGGAAAAGGGGGACGGTCGGCGCTCCGAAAGGGGGACGGTCGACGACGAAAACCGGGACGGTGCGCGTCTCAAAACAGGGCCGGTGAGCGGCCCCCGTTCACAGAGTACACATACCCAAAAACTCTCACATCCCATCCAACCCCGCCAAACCGGGCCGGCGAGCGGCCCTGTTTTACGGCCGCACCTGGAGAGAGAGAGTTTTGAGGGGAAGTCCGGCGGGGGCACCGGGGCGGGGGCCGAGGCGGAGGACGTGCGGCGGTTCCTGCGGGAAAAGGAAATATTCGCCGGCGCCGCCCGTCACTACGCGACGCACTTTTCCATGGCCGATGCCCAGGCCCTGTGGAAACAGACCGTCAACGCAAAGGGCGTCCGCAGCCGCGGCGCCTATTTCAACGACCTGCTGCGGGACACGCTGCAGGAACGCCAGAAACGCACAGGCTCATAACCAGGAGAACCCCATGCCCCCGACTGCTGCCAAAGCCCCCTCCAAGAAAGTCCAACACCTTCCCCCCGGCCCGCCGGCGGAGGTTCCGGCGGAGATCGCCGGCACCCCCGCCGCCGCCCCCCTCACGCTGAAGCGCGAGCGTAAGGACGTGCTCCTGGGCACGCTGGTCGATGACGGGAAGAATCACCGGCTGGCGTCCAAGGCCGACGCCGCGGCGATCACCGACCTGGCCGCGTCGCTCAAGGCCGACGGCCAGCTCCAGCCGATCCTCGTCTACACCACGGGCGACGGCCGCTATCACCGGATCTTCGGGTACCGCCGCGAGCAGGCGGCGCGGCAGCTCGGATGGGAAACCATCCAGGCGGAGGTCCTCACCGGCCGCCCCACCGACGCCGACATCCACCGCTTCCGGGCGATCGAGAACCTGCAGCGCCAGAACCTCAACGCCGCGGAGGAAGCGATCGCGGTGCACGAGCTGGTGCACGCCCACGCCGGAACAGACGGCGCCGGCCTCGAAAACGCCATGTCCCGCGCCGCTGCGGATCTGGGCCGGCCGATGGCCTGGGTGCGGGACCGGCTCTACGTGGTGGAGCGGCTGACGAAAAAGACCCGCGAACTGGTGGCGGCGGGAAAGGTGAATTTTCTCCAGGCCCGCGAGCTGGCGAAGATCGGCGACGCAGAGGTCCAGGAGGATTTCGCCAGGAACATCGCCGATGCCCTGGCACCCAAGGAGCGCTACGGCGGGGATCGGGGCGGGCGGGTGGTGAGCGTGGAAGAGATCCGCGGCTGGCTGGACAACGAGAAACATAGTCTCCGCAGCGTCCCCTGGAAGCTGGAGGTGCCGTTTGCCAACAAGCCCGCCTGCGTGGGGTGCCCGTTCAACACGGCGACGGATCCCACGCTGTTCGGGGAGACCGGCGGCGAGGCCGACAAGGGCAGCTGCATGAACCCCGGCTGCTTCGACACGAAGGCACGGAAGGTGAGCCAGGACCAGCAGAAGGCGGCGGAGAAGGTCAAGGCGCAGCTCAAATCCAAGTCGATCGACAAGGAGGCGGCGGCGTCGATCGGTGTCGCGCGGGACCTGACGCCGGCGTACGTGAAGCCCGAGTCGGTGCAGCGGTTCGTCAAGACCACGCTGAATCTCAACGCGCCCAAGGCGGCGCCGGCGGGCAAAGGGAAGCAGGCCCAGGAGAAGCCGAAAACCGAGAAGGATCTCCGCCAGGAGTCTCTGGTGAAGTGGAGCGAGGCCTACCGCAAATGGTGGGTGGATGGTGTCGAGGTCGGCCTTGAGAAAATTGTTCAGAAGGATCACCACCATCTGATCGCCAGCATGCTCTTCGTTCGGAGCAAGCACCTGACGGAAAAGGTCCGTCACATCCAAACGTTCGGCACCTACGATTTTGGCCCGTACGGCAGTGAAAAGAACGTGACCGCTCCGCCCGCCGAAGAGCCCGTCCCCCCCAAACTCGCACGCATGCTCCAGTGCGTCGCCGCGAAAACGTACGATAGCCTGATAGAGTTGGCAGAATCGTGTGAGCCCCACGAGTTCGGTAGGTACCTCCTGCCTGGCCCTGAGCTCGCCGGCCGCATCGCCGCCGCCTTTGGCGTCGCCATCACCCCCGCCCCCGCCTTCGAAGATTTCCTGCCCGAGGATCTGAAGCCCAAGAAGCTCACCAACGTCCGCTACACCCCCACCCAATCGCCGGCAGACAAGGCCGCGGCCGCTGGCGGCGGCGGGCTCACCACGGTGAAGGTCGGCGACCTGGTGCAGTATGTCGACGAGGTGGGCCAGGTGTCAGCCATATCGGTAAAGGGTGGCAAGATCGATCGCGTCATTGCGACCCTGCCGTCCGGGCAGCGCCGGCAGTGGACGCTCGACGTCCTCTGCACCCCGGATCCTGGAGCCGTCGAGCAATATTGGAAAGACATGAGCTCCAAGCCCGCCGCCGGCAAAGCCAAGAAGAAATCCAAGAACACACGTCCCCTGGTGGAACTCTCCGACGGCGAGCTCGAGGAGCTGACGCTAGGCGAGGAAGAAGCCGACGACGACGAGTAACCCGCGCCACGGAGGGCACGCCCCATGACCCGACTGCTTGACAAAATTCCCGACAGCGAAAAGCGCGATGCTGCCGGCCACCTCCTGATGTGCGACGAGGGCACCTGCTCCGAGTTCGCCCAGACGCGCCACCTCGATTGCGAGAACCTTCTCGACTTCAAGTGCCCTGCGCACGCAGCCGCCGCCCGCGCCCGCGGCGAAACCGGCGTGCGCGTCGAGCACCCCGAGGACAAGAACCACATCGAGTTCAGTATTTCCTCCCGCCCTGGAGAGGGAGACCTGGCCCCCGGCAAGAAGGAGCGCCGCCGTGCACCCGAACCTCCAAGCCGCTTTGCGACGCGGGAACTACCGGTGCAACGCCTGCCTGTGGATCCAGCCGCTGACGGCGGTGCTGGTGCCCAACATCCCGCCGACGGAGCCGGTGTTCATGATCTGCAACCGATGCGGGCATCTGGGGACGCTGACGCCGGCAGGAACGATGCGCCACATGACAGCCCAGGAGCTGCAGATCTTGGAGAGCCGCCCCTGGTTCCCGCAGATGAAGGCCCATCAGGAGTGGATCCTGGCCAGGCTGGTGGGGTGACCGAAGGCGCCGCCCTCCCCCCCACCCCCCCCGCCCGCCTCCCCGTCGTCCGCCGCGCCCCGTCGAAGTCGGGGCCCGTCCAGGTGATCGCCGAGAATGGCGTGGTGGCCGAGGAGTACTCCTCCGTGCAGGTGGCCGCCGCGGCCGTCGGCGCCGAGCCTGAGAACATCACCCTCGCCATCCGTACCAACCGCCGCTGCCGCGGGCTCTGCTGGCGCTGGAAATGCGACGAAGGCAAGCCCTGGACGCCTCCGCCCCGCAAGGGCTGCGGCCACTTCAAAGCCGTCGAGGAACTCGACGCCGCCGGCAATGTGATCGGCTCCTGGTCCTGCGCCGCCGACGCCGCCCGCGCTATCGGAAGCGACGTCAACGGGATTTGCGTGGCCATCCGCGGCGCCTACCGTCACCGCGGCCGCTTCTTCCGCTACGCCGGCGATCTCTCCACCCCCGCCGCCCCCATCCCCACCAGCCCCCCAAGAAAACGCACCCCCGCCGCGGCGGACGCGCGTCCGCCCGAAACCCTCAACCCCGTGTCCAAGGAACCTGCCATGCCGTCCACCCAGATCAAGGCCATCGTCGAAGTCGACAAGGCCGGAAAGACCATCGGCCGTTGGGAGAGCGGCGCCGCTGCCGCCAAGGCCACCGGCGTCCCACAATCCACGATCAGCTCCGCCGCGCGCCACGAGCGCGAGGCCCGGGGCCGCACCTTCCGCTTCGCCGATGAAGCTTCGGCAAAGTCGGCCCCCCCGTCCCCCCCCACCCCTCCCCCCCGTCCACTCACCTCCGCCCTCGCCGCCCCCGCCCTCCACCATGGCCCCACCATGCCCCCCAGCATCACCAGCGCCTTTGCCGCGATCGCCACCATGTTCGTCGGCGTCCATGGCGCCCTGAAGCTCTCCGACGTCACTGTCGAAAACGCCGCACCCGACGGCAGCAAGCTCACCGTCCGCGTCGCCGCCATCGAACTATCCGCCGCCTAAAGGAACCGCCCGTGAAGTGGATACCCAAAACCTGCATTCCCGTCATGGACAAAAAGGGCGATCCCCTTTTCGTCATCGACGAGGAGGGCAAACCCTTCAGCGGATACATGCGCTGGCCGGTAGATCCTGAAAGACTCCGGGATGAGCGTGACACACCCCTGTGCCCCCGCATCGCTGACCAGGCGGGCCTCAACGGTGAGCGCATGCGCTATTTTCGCACCCCCACCGGCGAAGTCATACGCCGCGTCGTCTCCCCCGCCCCCTACGGCCGCCCCGCCACGAGCGTCTGGTGGGAACCGTGCACCACCCTACAGGAGTGCCACGTTTGAAGCCCATCACCATCGGAACCAGTGAATCCGGCAGCGTGTCGATCGACATCCCCAAGCTGATCGACACCCGCGCCTTCATCCAGGCCAACTCCGGCGGCGGAAAGTCCTGGCTCCTGCGCAAGCTCGCCGAGCAGGCCATCAGCCGGGTGCAGGTGATCGTGCTGGATCCCGAGGGCGAATTCGCCACCCTGCGGGAAAAACACGACCTGATCCTCGCGGGGCGCGAGGGCGAAGTGCCCACCGACCCCCGCGCCGCCGGCCTCCTCGCCCGCAAACTCGCCGAGCTCAACGTGTCGGCCGTCGTCGACCTTTACGACCTCGCCCCTCCGGAGCGCCGGCGCTTCGTCCGACTTTTCCTCGAATCCCTCGTCGAGGTACCCAAGGCTCTCTACCACCCCATGATCGTCATGCTCGACGAAGCCCACATGTTCTGCCCCGAGCGCTCCAGCGGCGAGGCCGAATCCACCCAAGCGGTGATCAACCTGCTGGCCCTGGGGAGAAAGCGGGGGATGTGCGGGATCCTCGCCACCCAGCGTCTCTCCAAGCTTCACAAGGACGCCGAGGCCGAGTGCAACAACGTCTTCATCGGCCGCACCGTCCAGGACATCGATCAGGCCCGCGCCGCCAAGGTCCTGGGCTTCGCGCGAGGACAGGATCAGCTGCAGCTCCGGGATCTCGAGGGCGGCGATTTCTTCGCCTTCGGGCCCGCGATCTCCGGATCCGGCATCACCCGCATGCACGTGGGCGCCGTCGAGACCACACACCCCACCGCCGGCAAACGCCACCAGCTGGTGCCGCCCAAGGCCTCAGACGCCGTCAAGCAGCTCGTCGCCGGCCTGGCCGACCTGCCCAAGCAGGCGCAGGAAGAGGCCAAGACCCTGGCCGAGGCGCACAAGCAGATCGCCGACCTTCGCCGCCAACTCAAAACAGCACCCAAACCGCAGACGGTCGAAGTCGCCTCAAAACAGGAACTCGCCACCATTCGATCCCTTCGTAAAGGACTTGAGGACGCCATGAAAGTAATAGCGAACGTCACGGCTACAGGGTTCGATGGAACCGCGGTAAACGAGGAGCAGATCAAAACCGCCGTCCAGGCGGCAGTGGCCCAGATCGTAAAGATGGTGGAGACGGACCAGGCACGAAAATCCGCCCAGTTTGAAAAGCTCAAACGCGAGGCAAACAGCCTGCTGGCACGACTACACAAGGTGAAGCACAACGAACCCTTCACCGTCGCGCGCACCGCGGGATCACGTGCCGACGCGCCAGCAACCAGCGTCTCCCCCACCAATTCAACGGACCTGCCCGACGGTGAGTTCAAGATCCTCACAGCGGCCGCCCAGTATCCCAGTGGCGCGACCCGCGAACAGCTCTCCATCCTCACCGGCTACAAACGCTCCAGCCGCGACACATACGTCCAGCGCCTCCGCGGCCGCGGCTTCGTGGAGGCCAGCGCAGACGTCATCACCGCCACACCTGCCGGCGTCGAGGCCCTGGGCCCTGACTTCGCCCCCCTGCCCACCGGCACGGCCCTTCAGCGCTACTGGCTCGATCGACTGCCCGAGGGCGAAAAGAAGATCCTGCAGATCCTCGTCGATGCCGGCGGTGAGGCGGTTTCCCGGGAAAGCGTCAGCGACGCCACCGGCTACAAACGATCGAGCCGCGACACGTACATTCAACGTCTGGGCGCCCGCCGCCTGGTCGATTCCGTCGGCCGCGGCGACGTCCGCGCGGCTGGTCTCCTGTTTGAGGAATGATCACCCCGTGCTCCCGATCTTCTACATCTTCGACCCGCACGCCGACCGCTACATGCGGAGCACGCCCACGGGCATCGCCTGGGAACCGCTCAAATCCGACGCCGAGAAGTTCAACCAGGACATGACCGCCGCGCTGCTGGAATTACCGGCCTTTCAGCACTGCCTCCCCGAGCACGCCGGCACGACCCACACCCAACGAAAGGCCACATCATGGGCGCTAGCAATATCGAGTGGACTCAGGAAACCTGGAACCCCGTCTCCGGCTGCACCCGCGTCTCCGCCGGCTGCGATCACTGCTACGCCGTCGGCATGACCCACCGCGCCGCGGCGATGGGCCAGACCGAGAAATACGGCGGCCTCACGGTGCTCAACCCCAAGGGTGATCGCCACTTCAACGGGACGGTGCGGTGTCACCCGGAGGCGCTCGACATCCCGCTCCGGGGGCGGAAGCCCAGAATCTGGTTTGTGAACTCCATGTCCGACCTGTTTCACAAGGACGTGCCGCTGGACTTTATTGCGAGCGTATTCGCGGTGATGGGCCTCGCTTCTTGGCATACCTTTCAGGTCCTGACCAAGCGACCCGAGCGCATGTCCGAGCTGCTGATGGATGCGCGGTTTCAAGATGCTGTGGAAGATGCGTCTTCAGAGTTTTCATGTCTTGCTGACGACACCGCCCAGGCGACCGGACTCGTGAACGTGCACAAACGCCTGACAACGGACTGGCGGGCTCAGGACCATTCGACCCTCCCTCTGGAAAATGTCTGGCTCGGCACCAGCGTCGAGAACCAGGCCGCAGCCAATGAACGCATCCCCCACCTCCTCCGCTGCCCGGCTGCTGTGCGGTTTCTTTCGTGCGAGCCGCTGCTGGGGCTGGTGGACCTGACGGACGTCTGTCGCAAGATGGAGGTCGGGGAGCATCACTTCGACGCCCTGGTCGCCGATGTGCCACCAGAGGATGACGGCGAGTTTGAGGGACGGTGCGTCGACTGGGTGATCGCCGGCGGCGAGTCCGGCCCCGGCGCCCGCCCCTGCAACGTCGAGTGGATCCGCTCGATCGTGCAGCAGTGCAAGGCGGCGAGTGTGCCTGTGTTCGTAAAGCAGCTCGGGGCAAGGCCGCACAGCATCCCTGACCGCATGACGTTCCGGGGCGGCGGGCCAGATATACAAAGGGGGCCCGACGGCTTTTATCGCACTCTTGTCAGCCGCAAGGGCAAAGACCCCGCCGAATGGCCCGCAGATCTGCGGGTTCGGGAAATGCCCCAGCTTCCAGACGTCCACAAGCCCGCTTCAGGCCAGCAGATGAATGGCAGAGGCGAGGGTGAACAACCGGTGGATAAGCGCGGGGGTGCTCGGTGACCGTCCTCGCCCTCGATCCCTCCTCCAGCTGCCTGGGATACGCCCTCCTGCGATCGGCGGACGTCCTGCTCGACGCCGGCCGCATCACCCCCACCAAGGCGCGCGCCACGCCCGCCCACCGCATCCCCACCATCGGCCAGGAGCTGGCCAAGCTGCTCGCCGAGGCCAAGCCCACCGAAGTGGTCATCGAGATCACCAGCGGCAAGGTCGCCAGGCGGGCAGGCGCTAGGGGACACAACGGCGCCGGCCTAAGCGTGTACGGCATGGCGGTGGGGTACCTGTGGCGGGAATGCGTGGCCGCCTTGGGTGAGTCGGTGTCGACGGTCGAGGAAAACGTCTGGACCGCCGGCGTCCCCAAGGACCGCCGCGCCCGCTACATCGCCACCGTCTTTCCCGCCTACCGCACCGCCAGGGATCCCGGCGGCGACGTCGCCGACGCGATCGGCCTGGGCCGCTGGTACCTCCAGCGACTGGGATCGCCGGCAGGTTCGGCCGCAGTTCGAAAGGAAACGCTATGAATAACGAGACGCCTCCACCCTCCCTCCCCGCGTCCGCCCCGTCAGAGACAAAGCCTACTCCCCGCCCGTGGGAAATCTCAAAGCACACGAAGTTCGCCACCGTAGGCAACCCGAACGCATGGGCCATCCGCAAGCACGAGTTTCCCAATCATCCTTTCGAGGGGAATCTGGAAGAGGAGTGGGGCATCTATCCGCCGCTGGGGGAGAGCGGACCCGTGGCGCTGGTGGCGGGCGAGGCGAACGCCCGGCTGATTCTTGCCGCCGTGAACGCCCATGACGCCCCCTCCTCCCCAAAGCCCGTCACGTCCGCCCCGTCAGAGACAAACATTCCCCAGATTCTCCGCGAACTCACTGGCGCTCGCGATGCAGTGCTGGCGCTGGCGGAGTTTGACGGGATGACGCCGACGAATCCCGCCGCCAAGCTGTACCTCGTGATTCGGAACATGCTCACAAGCCCCGGCGTGGAGGTCGGTGCCTTGGCCGATGCGATGTTGCCGCTGCTGTCCGCCCCGTCAGAGGGGACGCCCGAAGCGTTGTGCGGGTGCGGGCATCGGAATAGTGAACACAGCCGCGGTGCTGGCCCATGCGACCATGACGACATGCCAGAAAGCGAGACGCACGGTCTTTGTGAGTGCATGGCCTTCACGCCCGCCCCGCCCGTCGCCCCCTCCTCCCCTGCCAGCGGGGACGCCGAGCGGGGGGTGCCTCTGACGCTGGCGATGCTGCGGGAAGCGAATATGACCCGCGCCAAGAAGTGGCACAACGGCACCGATGCCACTTTTGAGTTTCGCGCCGTTGAATTGATGGAAGAGGCGGGGGAGGTGTGCGGAGCGATAAAAAAAATGGCTCGGCTGCGGAATGGGTGGAAGGGAGGGAAGGACATGCAGGCGAACTTGGCGGAGGAGTTGGGGGATGTAGTGATTTGTGCGGACCTGCTGGCAATGACGGCGGGCATCGACCTGGGGGCGGCAGTCGCGGCGAAGTTCAACGCCACCAGCGAGAAGCACGGATTCCCCGAGCGGTTGTACACGCGCGATGACGACGGCGTTCCCGAGATTCGCGGCCCCGGCTTCGACCCGCCCCTGGACGCCCTTTCCTCCCAATCGGCAACGCCCGCCAAAAGCATCATGCGAGAGAACGCGGAGAAAGACCCCGCTTACCGCCCTTACTGCCTTCGCTGTCCGGGCATCGGTCGGATGAGCAAGGTGGAGAACTTCTACTGGCGGTGCCACGTCTGCGGGGCAGAACATGACGAGCGAAGTCCCCAATCGGCAACGCCCGCCAAGACCGGCGAAGGGGAGGTGCAGCCGTGAGCTTGAAGATTGGCGATTTGGTTTATGTGAAGCAACTTCGGCAGCGGGGGAAGACGGATTTTGGGCTGGTGGAGGTTAAGTACGTGGCGGGCCGGAAAGAGGAATTCGTCTGCATCGCCATTGGCGTCCAAAAGGCGGGCGAGGTTTTTCAGTCGGCGAAGGTGGTGGAGGGGCTCGAAAAGTTGGGGTGGATGCCGACACCCGAATTGAAGAAGCGGTTAGACGCCCTCTCTCGGCCCGAGCCCCTCGCCGAACCGATGGCGGCGGCGGAGGAGCAACGGGGGGAGGTGGCAGGTGGGTGACGTTGTTGTAACGGTGCCGAAGAACTTTCGATACGGGACCGCTCCTGCTGGCCTTGCCGCGTGGCTGTATGAGGGGGACGCGCCGGGAGAACGGTACAGCGGGGAGCTTTGGGACTTCACCACGTTCGGACCAAAACCCACCATCACCAAGGGCGAGCGAGTGTACGTCGTCTGCAACGGGCGAGTGGTCGGTTTCGCCCCGCTGGTGGAGCTGATGGCGGAGCGGCGTGGGCAATTCTGGTGGCTGAATTTTGTGCGAGCTGGCGGCGCTGTCGCCTGCACGATTCCTGAACAGGTCATCGGCTTTCGAGGCTGGCGGTATCGGTGGTGGGATCGGTCGGTGGAAGTGCCACTGGACCTGTCCGCGTATTTGCCGGACGGGCCGAACGGCTGGCGGGCCGCAGAGAACGGGCCGAAAGAGAGGACGAAGAAAGCCGTGGTGGAATTGAAGTTGGAGTTATTTGGGGACCAGACGAGCGAGACGACCAGACGGGAGGAGGAGTGATGAATAAGCTGCACTCATTGTTGCGGGACGGCGGTACTCGGGGGCTTTCGGCCACTAGATGTGGATTGACCGGATGGAGGGATTCGATATCCCCGTTCGAGTTCATAACCACTATTGGCACTCGATTTGAGGTGGCTAAACGGGCCCAGTTTGTTACATGTGGTGGCTGTCTGAGGAACACCCGCAACGGCGTGCCCCCGCAAGGCGGGGAGACGGGGGAGAAGCCCGATGCTTAACCTCTCCCTCCAACACCACGATTCCCTCATCCTCGAAAACTGCTGGATCAAAAATGAGGCCGGCCAGTTCGTGCCCGCCGGCGACGTCGTCGTCGACATCCGTCGCGTCAGCATGCGCGAACGCCAGCTCCGGGTCGCCATCCATGCCCCCAAGGCCATCGTCGTCAAACGCCGCAACAGTGCCGGCGAGATCATCGACTACCCCAAGAAACAACAGGAACAGCCATGAGCCGTACGCCTACCCTGCCTGCCCCCATGGAGGATCCGCCCGCCGCGGCCGAGGAGCCGCCCAAGCTCTTCACCGACGGCGAGCTTTACCAGGTCTCGGAGATCGCCGAGCGCGTGAAGTGCTCCTGGGACACCGTTGTCCGACTGATGAAGCGCCACAAGGTGAAGTGCGTGAAGTTCGGCGCTCGGAAGTTCTGGGGCCGCGACGTCAACCGTGTTGTTGCGGCACAAGAACGGGCGGGCTAGCCTATGCGTGTGGAGCCCTTTGAACGGAAGCCGGGGAGTTGGCAGTACGATTACACCGATGCCTATGGCAGGCGGCGGTGGGGCACGGCCGCATCGGCTGAAACCGCCAAGATCATCCAGCAAAGGCGCAACTCCGAGTGGGACCTGGTGCAGGCCGGTGTGCTCAAGCCCGAGCAGGTCGCCCAGGGCCGCGCCGCCGCCCTCTCCATCATCAAACGCATCGAAGAATACGGCGAGCACTTGAAGGCCAAGCAGGTTTCCGAGCGCCACCACCGCGAAACCGTCAATGCCCTCAAGCTCGCCGTGAAGTGGCTGAAGGCCAGAACCGTCGAGGCGATCGCCGCCGACAAGGTCGAGGCCATCTTTAACCGGAAGATGGAAGCCGGCATGTCCCCCCGCCGGCGGAACTACATCATCAAGGCCCTCAAGAGCTTCCTGCAGCTGATGGAGGACCGGGACGTCATCCTGAAAAACCCCCTCCGGAAGATGAAGGCCATCAATGAAGACGTCGACCAGCGCAACGTCAGCCGCCCCATGACCCACGCCGAGTTCACCGCGCTGACCACGTCGCTGGAGCGGCCGGCGCCGGCGGAGGGCGAGGAGCTGCCTCCGGAGACCGCGGCGGATCGCCGGCGGGAGGAGCGGCGGCTGTTTTATCTCTTCGGGGCGCGGGCGGGGACCCGGTGGGAGGAGACGGCGCGGCTGCGCTACCAGGACGTCGACGCCGGTGACTGGTGGCTGGAGCTGGTGGCGAGGAACACGAAGTCCAAGCGATGTGATTCCCTCCCCATCCCCGCGGACCTGGTGGCCGCCCTGCAGGCCTGGATGACCAAGCATCCGGACGCGAAGCCCGAGGATCCGCTGTTCCCATCCGGTGTGCCGCGGCTCAAGACCTGGAAGCGGGACTTGGTGCGTGCCGGGCTGATCAAGGTGCAGGCAGGAGCGAAGTATGCCGGCAAGGCGAAGAAGGGGGCAAAGGCGGCGGAGGGGTACCGGGACGTGTACGCGGCGACGAAGGAGCTGGTGGGGTATGCGGACCAGAATGGCGGCAAGTTGCACCGCAAATGCCTGCGACTCACCTTCGGGACCTGGTTATACGAGGCGGGGGTGGACATCCGCGAGGCCCAGCGCCTCATGCGTCACCAGGACATCAACCTCACGTCGAAAATCTACACGCGGCCGCGGCTCACGCACCTGAAGGCGGCGGCGGAGAAGGTTGCAGAGGCGCGGGCGCCGCAGCCGCCGGCGGAGCTGCCGAAGGACAAGGGGCGTCAGGCGGGGTAG